TTATGACAAAACCTCTCTTGCATAGCTATACAATTTTTCAGCAGTCAATAACGTCATTTTATCCATGCTTGTTTTACCACTTCTTAAATCAGCTACAGTTGACCACGGAATCTCTGCCCCTTTAGCAATTGAGCTTGTACTTTCATTACTTTCAAGTAGTTTTTGGATTTCTTCTCTCATTTTGGAATTCTTTCTGATTTCATTTTCGTTTATCCTTTAGGATTGCTACAAATACAAAGAACACGAGTACGAATATTGGTAAATATTTCATTTTTTCGTTTGATATGATATAATCAAAGTAGGAGCAGGGGCTTTCGCCCCCGACCTACAAGAGCCTTATTTGAACCGCTTTGCTTTGCGTGGCTTGCGTTCTTTTGGCTCTTTTTTTATTGCCATGATGACACTTGCGATACCTGTTAATAAGGTTCCGGTTGCTACCATTAAATCGGCAATCTCTGAGATTTTCATATCTTTCCTCCTTTCTGATTATATTATATCACGGTATGCCGTGAATGTCAACACTTTTTACCAACTTTTTTTATTTTTTTTAAAATTTTTACAATAAAAAAGCCCTAGCCAAAGCTAGGGTTTACTGTTATCCATAAAGCAAATGATTGACATCCCAAACCGACAGCCAAATTTGACCACTTGCTGCAAGAGTAACGTGTCGCCAATAGTAGCTACCAGAGCCATAAGCTCCTGGACCATCTGACACGACCTTGTCAGGATTGATGACGAAGTAGCTACCTACTCGGGTTTCCTGATCAGCCAGCACGTTGCCATTGCTGTCCACAATGTCAATGTCCGCAACATAAATCCCATTATCCGTCCAATCAAAATCAACTGGGCAAAGGTCATCACACTTGACTTGCCAGATGCCATTGACAAATTGCAAATCATTGACTTGATAGACCTTTAATTTGTTACCTGCTTGCGGTTTAGCTGGTGTAGCCTGCGCTTGTGCGTTTAAACGGTAGACGGTTTCGCGAGGTCGTCCGTTGATTTCCCAGATTTGGTTGTAGTCGTTTTCGGTCACGCCATCATATCCGTAGTTACAGTGAATCATGGTTGTAGGACTAGTCATAATCACAACATGCCCAAACGCACCTAACGAGCTAGACATATCACGAGGTCCCCAGACCACCACATCGCCCCTTTGAGCGTCAAAAGAGCCGTCTACACCGTCATAGACGCAATTGTACCCGATTGTAGGTAAATTGCTCTTCAGCGTCTCTGTGTTGTTGTTAAGGCTCAATCCGACTGCTTTACTAACTGCAGAACTACAATCGTACTCAATTCGCCCGTCTCGGTCTGCGTCATTTCCATAACGGTCGCCCATGTCATAGTAAACAGGGGTAGCGGCTAAGTTGCGCATTTCTGCAATACTAGATTCAATACTCATATTTTATTCTCCTTTTATTTCGATGATGCGCAAATTGCGCAAATGATAAATCCCAAAACTGCTCCTATCACGAATGTTACAGCATAGGTCATGACTCATCATCTCCTTTGTCAATCAATTTTTGCAAAGCTTTGACAATGGGCTGAAAAATAGCAACATGTCCTTTCATTTTACGGTAATTCTCAATGAGAGATTGAAATGTGAAGACTAGATAGCCTAAATAAATTGAGTATAAGAAAGCAAAGCCTGTTTTTTCGGGTAATAATATAGACATTGGAATAAGCACTAGCAAAATAAAAACACCAATGACTTTTCTAAGCAAACCATTGATGCCAATCTTGCTTTTATATTCGATATCTGGATTGATAATTGCTGCAAATGTACCTGTTGCAAAATCAATGATTTCTAAAATGACGATAAGCGCCAAAGCATATAAAATTAAGCCGTCCTCGGTACGAGTGACAGCTCTTAAAAAACTAAAAAATGTAAAATTCATGTGTTTCTCCTTCTTGTTTGTAAACTTTAAAATAATAAATGTTGCTGAATCGTTTCAGCAATCTTTTTCATTCCTTCATCACCTGGATGGCTTGCGACACCAGCATTATCAACAATATATGTTCCTCCATCAGGGAGAGCAACCTTTTGCCCTATTTTAGCTTTAAATCTTGATTCTGTTGCTAATGATGTGATGTCAATAAATTTAATATTCGTTCTATCACATATTGTTTTGATAAAATCAGCGACTTCTTTACCACCATACCATACGCCGATCCAATAAATAAGAGCTTTGGGACTGTTGGATTTAATAAAATTAACAAGCTCAATACCATCCTCGATAAAAGTAGCTCGTTTTTCTGCAGTATTCACATTATCTCCAAATTGAATAAAAACAATATCAGTGTCTGAATCTATCATCGGACGTATCGATGTGTTCAACATTTTTCTTCGTTCTGCGCTAGATGTTCCTCCTTCCCAATTAGAACCTTTTCCAATATTCGTTATTGCATTGGGATTTTTTGACTTAATATAATTTGTTAATAAATGATAATAGTCTTTATCCTGTGATGTCGCCGCCATTCCAACACCACCATAATAGCCACCATGAGAAAGAAGAGAGTTCCCAAAAAACGTAATTTTTTTAGGAATTGATGAAACGGCACTGATAATACCATTATCATCAACAACAAGTCTAAATTTTGTACCGTTCGGACTTGTTACAACAGGTTTCTGCTTAAATATCTCTAATCCTTTTACGAGTGGAGCAATTTTATTGATTTGAGCTTCTATATTATGGACTTTATCTTCGGTTGTTTCAGGTTCAATTTCATAATTAAACGGAATAGAATAACTGGTTTCATACATAATTTTTCCGGAATAACCAGGATTTGTCGTCATATGTTCTGCATCTTGAATAAGATTTGTTTCTCCATCAACAGAAGCATAAACTAGATTATCCTTAGAATTTTTAAAGAAAAGTTGTTCACCATAATAAATGGGAATATTTTCGTCTCTTAAAAGCAATTCGTTATAGCCAGATTTTAATTGTTTTGTGAATATTCTAGGGGACACTATTAAATTGTTCTGGTCAATAGTAGCGACTGCAAATGTATAAGCACCGGAACTTTTGATATATACATTAACCTTTGAGATAAATCCCTTGTTTTCATGCCATACTTTTTTAGGAGAAAGATAACCCAATTCGTTTATTGTAATTGTTGCTAATTTGTCGATATTTTTTATATCACGTCCAAACTTTATATTTTTCTTATTTTTTCCAATAATTGGTATAGTACTTTCTAACGCAGACTCACCATAATCTAGACTAGTTAAAAGACTAGCTTTAGCCATTCCTCCTAAAATCAATTTTGATGGAGGATCGGCCAACCTTCTTGTAATTAATAGATACCCATTTTCTATTGGAGTGTAATCCTCAGAAATCAAAACGTCCGATGTTGCGAATTTTTTAATCAAATTGTCATTATTATCAAAGAAATATGTAAAATATCCACGTACATTCTGTAGCCCATAAGTTTGATCAGCTTTTAAATAAATAGCAGGATAAATTCCCCATGAATTCTGTTCGCTAGTGCTTGTTTTATTTCCTGTGTAATATAATCCGTTAATAAACGCACTTTCATCTATCAATTGTTTGATGATATTTGCAAAACTAATATCTTCAGCTTTGACATCCAAAGACAATTTTGGAATATTGACTGTCGCATACCCATTTGGCAAGTTAGAAAAATCAACCTGTGCATCCTTCAATTCATTAATTGAAGCGTTGAAAACTTTTGGTGATGTTGCATTCTTCGTATAATTAGTAGATATATATAACAAACTATCCTCTGTTGCCGTATATTCAATTGTCGTCAAAGTATCACTTGTTGCCAACTGCTTGATGCGTCTAGTTCCGTCCACAGAAACAATATGACTGAAATAACCACGAACATTGTAGATATAATATGTCTTACCCTTAATCAAATGAACAGGCATGTAACGCGACCAGCCTGTCGCATTATAAACAGTAATATGACCATTCCAAATCCATGTTCCATCATCTATTTTAGAGGAGAGCATTTGTTTAATTCCTTTGACAAAGTCAACATTATCTACCGTTACTTCATCACTACCAAGCATTTTTGCTTGATATATGCCTCCTTCTACCCAAGTATTACTTGAATTATTCCAGTAATACCATTTACCACTATCCTTAGCAATGACAATCTTATTTAAACCGTTAGGATAAGTGTTTTGAATTGTTTCAAAATTTTCAAGAACGCTACCTGGACTACTTGAAACAATATTTTTGAGCTGACTATCAACCCACTTTTGATTTGCTTTGTTAGCTAAATCATCACTCATTGAATCTAAACGCATTGGTAATTGTTCAAAAGTACCTCTCGCTTTTGCAACCTCCATATTCGTGTTTCCATCAAAGGTTGCATCTTCATAAACTTGTGCTATTCCATCATGAATTGCTTTTCTAACATCGCGACCGAAAACTCCTTTTTTTATGATGTCTAAATATTTGTCAATTCCTGCCATTAACTCTCTCCTTCTGTTTTTTCAGGTTCCGTTGGTTTTGTGTCTGGATTTTGTTTTGCCATTTCTTCCTGAATTTTTTTCAAAGCTTCCTCTGTTGCTTCCAGCCGTTGTTTTGAAACTAGATTTTGTGTCCGTTGTCTGATAAGTTCTGCTTGATACTCTTCAGCAGATTTGAATTTGTCACCAATAGTTAAAGTTGATTTTTCAACTTTGGAGATGTCAATCTGACGACTGACAATTCTAAGGCGTTCATCAATTCCCATGACAGGGTTGATGACTGGGTAAGTATTTCCTTCAACCAGTTCATCAAAATTCGGTTTAATAAGATTAAGATTGATAGCGTCCAACGTATATTGATAATTCACTGTTTTTTGACTTTTCATCACATCCTCAGCAGCCTTTTTCAGTGCTGTTGGATCTGTTTCATCATCTAGTGTGAGGTTATCACATTTTATCCCAAATTCATCTATCAAATCAGGCCTATCGATATAATCTCTACCACCATTAACACTAGCAATCGTTAGACGCTCCCCTGTATTCTCATTACGCTTTCCAAGTGGCACGAGTCTAGTCTTGATTTCATCTGGATTAAGCTTTTGAGAATTTCTGACCATATTGACCGTCAATTTAATAGCTGTATTACTATCTGTTCCAATCTTTTTCTTTATATCAAGGTAACGAACGCCATTTTCACGTCTGACTTGTATTTCCAAGCTAAACTTATCAATAATAAGCTCGGTGATAATTGCTAAAGTTGTCTTCGTAGCGTCAATTTCACACTCAATATAGTCATTTCCGCTAATGAAATCAGTAATATCACCAATTTGAAAAGATTTGTAGCTCTCAGTCATTTGATTATGATAACCTAACAAGCGTTGCAAGAGTGCGCGCTTTCCACCTTTGAAAATAAGTGGCTTTTGCTTACTATCATTTAGAAAATCAAGTTCACTTTTTGCATTATATGTAAATGACGTGATGCCAGACTCAACCATATCTTTAGCAATTGGTCCGATGCGGCCAAAAAAGACTTCTTTGTCAGTCACTTCATTAACAACTTGAACCAACGTGAGTAGAGGTCTGATTTTAGACTTATAACCGTCATTATTTGGCAAAAACTGAAAGTCAAACTGGCCAACCTTGTTGATTTCTAGTTTGATAACACCTGTCAGCAATTTATTTCCACCTGTATAAGGATTATGAATGATCGTTTCACGTCCATCATTTATTAAAGTTACTCGATACATTAGATTAACTCCTTAAACCACTTAAAGCTAATTTTCCCAGTCCCTACAATGTGAATTTCATTCATATCTGACAGTGTCAAATAATCATAGATACGACTTCCTACGCTAATACTATGCTCATTTCCATCAAGCATTAGTTTAAACGGTGCTGTTGCCGTGATTTCTGGACGAGCTAGACTAATACCGTTATTGTAGAGCAGAACAGTCGTTTCTCCCTTAACATCAAAGGAGACATATTGTAATACATCAAGTTCAAAGTTGATATCATCCCAAATATCACTCCCTTCAGCTTTTTCCGAAATCATAAAAGGATAAGCCGTGAAAGTGACTTTTAATACTCCATGGCTCCAATCTTCAACAAATGATGAACTTCCTTGAACCTCAGCCATAAAATAATAACCAGGATAAGCATCATCAACGAGCTTAGTATATCCAGTCGTTCCCATAAGCCAGTTAATTGCTTTGGTTTTTGTCATATTCATGGTTTCTTTAGTTCCATAAATGTTATTTTGTATTTGGATATTGTAGGTTAGTTTCCGTTGTTCATATAACTGACCACCATAAACAGTTGAAAAATCATAGACTTCATTTGAAAATGGCACTTGTATAATGACTTTCTTCTTATCTGGAATGCCAATTTCTTTATCTTCAAGCAGAATCAATCCCTCATCATCGAATGAATGCCTGCCATTGAATGTAATGCCATAATGTTTCATAGACATTAAATTGTCCCTCCACTTTCTATAATTCTCAGACGATCAGCTTGTGCATCAGAGATGTAACCTACCATCAACTTAGCAAATGTCTTCCCATCAACGTTTAAGATAATTGGTTGAGGTTCTTGTTTAGGAACATTAACCACTATCTTATCTGTGACTGTTGACATAATGCGATCTGCAATCATACCAAGCGTGCTTTCATTAAGTGGTAATACAGCTTCAGCACCTGCTTCGCCACCAACCATAAGATTAGTACCATTCATCCCAAAAGCAGTTGGTTTTGTCAAAATACCACCTTTAGCGTACCACTCAACTCCTATACTAGGAAGGGAGCCTTCACCACCGAATCCCCAAGGTGCTTTTCCTCCACTCACAGTAAAGTGAGGAATTTTGGGTTTAGGTAGTGACCATTTGAAATCAAATAATCTTTTCATAGCTTCAATGGTATTTTTTACAATATTTTTAGCACCATTGATTGTGTTTGAAATAGTATCTTTAATACCATTCCAAATATGTTGAGTCGTAAGAAGCATGCCGTTCCAAATGTTTGAAATTGTATTTTTTATACCGTTAAAAATATTTGAAGCTGTTGTAGAAATTGTATTCCACAAATTTGACAAAAAGTTCCAAATAGCATTCCAGACGGACATAACGGTATTATAAATACTGTTCCAAATAAACTGCAGTGTCATCATAATGGCATTCCAGACGTTGGATGCTGTGCTTGAGATAGTATTCCATAGATTTGATAAAAAGTTAGCCACCGCATTAAAAACATTCATCACAGCATTGTAGATGCTATTCCAAATGCCACTTAATGTCGATAAAATGGAATTCCAAATATTGGAAGCTGTATTATGGATTGACTGGCCAACACCGCTTAAATAGCTCACAATAGAAGACAAAATACTTTGAACAATTGATACAATTGCAGCAAGTACAGTGGAAACAACCTGTTTCATTGCTTGCCATGAATTTGTGAATGTTGCTTTTAGTGCTTCAAGTGCTGTATTGACAACCGCTTTCACACTTTCAATAAAGACTTTAGCAGTATCTTTGAGAGTTTGCCACGCACCTTTCCAGTCACCATTTATAACTTGCATAATTGCTTTAATAATACCTAACACAACATTCAGCGTAGTGGAAATAATTGTCTTAACAATCGTCCAAGTTGTTTTGATTGTTGTTTTTATATTGGTCATTGCTGCTTTAATTATTGGACCAATCACTTTCATGACTATCTTGATGATTTTCTGGATGTTGTTCCAAACAATTCTAGTTGTTGATTGGATTAGTTTCTGATTATCTTTCCACCATTTGGTTAAGTCACCCCAAATACTCATGATAAAAGATGAAATTTCAGAAATAATATTCTTAAATATTTTTAGAATGCTATTCCAAATCTGAGTAACAGCATTCCTAAATTCTTTGTTATTATCCCAAAGAGTTTTAAAAGCTATAACCAATAGAGCAATAACTGCAATAACTCCTAGTATTATTCCTGCAATAGGTAAGAAAGCAGCAACTAATCCACCTATAGTCGTTTCTGCTGCCAATGCTGCGGCTTGAAGGGCTAAAAATACAGGCAACAGAGCTCCAACGACAGTAACACCTAAAGCAAAAATAACAATAAACTGTTTAACTGGAGCTGACAAGTGGCTAAACCATTCAGCCACTTGTTTTAAAATTTTTCCTAAAGATTTTAAAACAGGTGCTAGAGTCTCAGCGATAGCAGCTCCAACTTCTGACATAGCTTTCTTTGCAGTATTTTGAGCTACTGTAAACTCATCTATTGGATCAAGCGTTTCCTTGTATGTATTTCCGACAACACCTGATGAATTTTCGGCAGCTTTAGCAAGGTCATCAAATGAAAGGGTTCCACGTTTAATAGCATCAACCATTCGTGAAGCACCTTTTGTTCCAAAAATCTCAGAAGCTGCTGTTAATGCTTCGGTTTCATTTGTGCTGTTTTTTATTTTCTCAACGGTCTCAGCAAGTCCATCTTTTAGCGACTTCCCATTTTTAGCATAAGTGACAGAAGCTTTTGATAAAGAACCTAACGCAGCAGACGAATCGACACCTGCTTGCTCAAATTTACCCATAAGGGTAACACCTTCATTAAAAGATAAACCTAATTGCTTGATTTGAGGTGCGCCAGCAATTGCCTTACTCATTAAGTCTTGCACACCAACACCTGTAGCTTGTGAAGTATAGGTAACTGTATCAAGAACACTATTCAGGTCACTTGCTTGCAGTCCATAAGCTTCAATTGCTTGTTTAGCTGATACTGCTGTATCAGTTACATCAGCACCATTGATATCCGCAAACTTAATCAGATATTCAGAGGCAGATTGTAATGCATCGCCAGTCAAACCAAATTGAGTATTCAACTCTCCTACAGCGCTACCCGCTGTTTTAAAATCTGTCGGAATAGATGTAGTAAGGTTGCTAGCAATATCTTGCATATCAGCTAACGCTTGACCACTAGCTCCTGTTTTTGTTGTGATGGTATCCATACCTTCATCAACTTCTCTAAAGGCATCCAAAGCATTTTTTCCGATGTCTACAAGTTTGTCTGAAGCGGCAGATAGCTTATCGCTAAAATCATTGATAAGGTCAGCTTTCAAGAGATTATTCGTTTCTTCTTGCAAACCTTTCATTGTCTTAGTGTTATTCTCTACAGCCTGACCATTACCAGCTAATGCCTGATTAACATTTTCTAACTTATTCTCATAACTACCTAGAATATTCTTTGTCTGCTCAACTTCACGCTGAAAGGCTCGATACTGTTCTGCTCCTATCTCGCCAGATTTGAACTGTGATTCAACTTGTGATTGAGCATGACGCAACGTTTCAAGTTTTTCTTTGTTAGTAGCAATTTGCTTTCCTAACAGTTCTTGTTTCTGCGTCAGCAAGACAACATTTCCTGGGTCAAATTTTAAAGCTTTATCAATTTCTTTGATTTCTCTTGAAGTCTTAACAGAACTATCATTAACACCTTTCAAAGCTTTTTCAAGCGGTTGGGTATTGCCACCAATTTCAATGGTTATCCCTTTGATTTTTCCAGCCATATATCTCCTTTCTTTGAAAATAAAAGCCGTCAAAATGACGGCCCGTTATTAAAATGAATTAAAATCTGATTGACTAGCTTTGCGAGTTGGTCCAGAATTTCCTTCTGAGTTTTCGGTTCGTGCGTTGATGTAGTCTGTCTGGTAATCCAAAGCCATTCCCATTGAAATTTCTTTGAGTTCGTCTAATGACAAGCCTGTCTCTTTGCAGCAAGCCAGGTAGGACTCTACTGTGAATACCTCATTGCTTGCATTGGTGGAGTCATCGACTTTTTTTTAGTTGCCATATTATCCTCAAGCATTTCCATCATGATAGGTGCAATTTCTGAAATTGGGAAACGTTCCATTTTTTGGAAAAACTGTTCAAAAGGATCTGTTTGTGGGTTAGCCGATTTGACAAAGACCCAAAATAAACGTTGGAAAAAGGTCATATCAAAGTTTTTTAACGCTGACATATCAAGTTCAGTAACGTTTTGATTTCCTTCAGCTGCTTTAATCATGTTCATCATCTGTTCGCCCTCAAACATATTCAGCATATCCTGAAAATAGTCACGACCAAATTGATTTTTGTACGCAATTGGAGTAAAAGCGTTTGTCACTAAACGATAATCAATACCATCAATTTCAATAGTGCGTTCCATTATCGACCTCCTGGATTCTCAACTTTAGCAGCTGGATCATGCACGGACTTAAACCAGTTATTGTAAACTTCATCTGTTGTGTCTTTTGTTGTGCGATTCTTAACACGTTTATCAATTGGTCGAGGAGTTGCAGAAAATTCCAGCTCTACCGTATTAACATCACTTCCTTTTGTCTGTGACCCACCTTTTGGACGACTAGCCTTACAATAATAAAGTACATGTCGAGTTTGCAGTTTATCCCCTTCAAATTGAAACATAAGTGCAAAGCGCGAAGTGACTGCATTTGAGATTTCAGAGACAGTACCGTCTTCTTCCAAAACCTCTCCTAAAACTTTCATTAAGAAACTTTCTGTAAGTTTTGCGAAAGTGGCCGTTCCTGTATACCCAAGATTGGTTTCGCCGCCAAAATATTCAGTGTTATCCGCATTAAATGTCATTGTTTCACCTTTTGGTTCTAATTCTAGCTTATTAGCACCAGGCAAACGTTCTGGTTTACCGTATGTGATGGTTCCATCTTCAGCTTCTGTGATTGCTGCCCAGTGGACATTTTCAAGTCCAAATTCGACTTTGTTATTTTGTTTTGACATATAATCCTCCTAGATTAGATAGACAGTGTAGGCGACTTGATAAAGGCCTTCACTGTCAAGTTCGATTTCACTTTCAAATTCAAAAAAGAGCTTGTTTTCTGACAACAGGCTCTCAAATTTTGATTCTAGAGTTTCGTCTTTCTTGTTCGTAATCAGTTCGACGATGACTGATTCTGTGGTAAAGTATGGCTGATTATCAGCGTTAAAATTGTCCTTCCCAAGCTGATAATAGACTGCGTATGGCGATTGAGGAGCCTCGCCTTTTCTAAAGGCCCTGTACCTGACAGGTATTTTCAACTTTTTCAGTAGCTTGGCAAAATCTGATTTTGTCATCATTTCCCTAACCTCATGATTCTTTCTTCAAATTTTTCTATAGCGTGCTGTTCAGCTGGTGCGATGTGCACATGTGCCTTGGCACGTCCACCATTTTTCAGAACGTGACCACGTTCCAGCAAGTGCGTTAATCTGTAGTGAGGGTCTTTTGAATAGACTACCCACTGGCCACTTTTTAGCCTTTTCTTAGCCCAGCTTTTAGCATACTTTCCTTTTTTCTTTGGCGAGGTTTCCTGTAGTTCTTTCACCGTTTCATCGGTCACTTCCTCGGCAGCTTCATCAATTTCTTCAGCAAGCTCCTCAGAGTACTCAGCCAAAGCCTTGGCAATTTCATCCGCTAAATCATTAGTCATCATCTACCTCATTAGTTTCTACAGCCTTATCACAGGTTAATTCGATTATCTCAGGGCTCTTTTCAAAAGTCTTGATAACCTTATAACGCTCCCCTTCAAAGTCCAGATAATCCTGATTGTCATACTCAAACGAGTGTACTTCAAGGACCATAGTTGGCTTCAGGTCAGCTTGCGCTGCGAAATAAAATTCAGAGCGAGTCAGAGATCGCTTATTGCAAGCAATCTCTTCTTTCTGCTCTTCAAAGATGGGCTGTAGTAGCTCATCTTCATCAACCTGTTTCCGGCTGATCAGAGTGACATCATGTTCCCAAGCCATGCTAACCTCCTTTTGATTTTGGGTAAGAAATCTGAAAATCATGCAACTGTTGCTTGAGGTATTGGGGCATGACAGGATTGTCACGATTAACATACTTGTAGTATGCCCAATCGACCACGAAAGTAACATGAGATGTTTTTTCTAAATTCAAAGCAATCCCCTTGATGTTTTCAAGCTCCTCAATTGCGCTATCAATCAATGGGTTGAGGTAGTCATCACGCTTGGTTGTTTTGATGCCATTTTTAAATTTAAGTATCTTCAAAACATCTTCTTTAGCCATGATTATTCACCAGTTTCAGCGTCATCTTTGGGTTCTTGTCCGTCTTTTTCGTCTGAAACGGCCTCAGAATCGCCCTCTGAGACACTGGTTTTAGTAGCTTTTTTGCCTTTTCTACCAGTCTTAGCTTTTGGATTTTCTTCTGCGGTTTCAGGATCAGGAATCTTGTCTTCTTCCTGATTTTCTTCTGCGGTTTCAGGATCAGGAAGTTGGTCTTTTTCCTGATTTTCTTCGATGACTTCCAAGATTTCGACAAGTTTAAAATCATGTAAATTATTGAGATAGTCAGCACGTTCTTGAGTTGTCTCAAATGATTCACCCATGTGACGGATGCCACTAAAAGCCTGAGAGTCTGCAAAATTGACTAGAGCTTGAGCTGAAACTTTAATTTCTTTAGTCATGTTAGACCTCCTTAAGCATTAGCTTTGTCAGCAGCAAAGGTTACATCGCTTGGTTTTGGTGCGACTGCTCCATCTGTGCCAGATGCGTTGACTGCCACGAACGCTTCACCAAAGATAGGGCGGCCATCATAGCGTGCAACACCCTTGAAGACTGTGTTGTCTTCGATAAATTGAGCATGCTCAGATGATGCCATTGTTGCACCTTCACGCTCTGCCAAAAGGTAGAGAGAGCCGAAACCACCAACGATATGACCGTCAGGAATGAAGTTGAGTTCAACGACTTCACCACCAATAACTGGAAGCGTGTTATCAAGACCTGAAACGATAGCAGCTGATGAATTGAAAGACAAGAGTTTGATTTTAAGCGCTTGATGCGTGTTGCGAGACATTGCCCAGAAGACGTTTCCGTCTGAGTAATCGCTTTTAATCACATTGAGCTTAGTAGCCAATTCTTGGTAGAACTTCAAAGGATCTGTAATGCCAGCTGGAATGGTTGATAGGTTTGTTTCGTGCAAGTCAGTCCAGTCTTGCTCGTTTTGACCCCAGTAATTAGGCTTAGTAGTTTCAGCAAGACGTGTCACAATGCCGACAGGCATTTTTGTGCCTTTTCCGTAAAGGATTGATTTGTCAACTGCGTAACCGATAGCTTGAGCAAGACCGAAAAGAAGTTCATTAGCAAGGTTGATGTCGCTGTCTTTCAAGATGGAATTTGGAACAGCTGTGAAGGCACCGACTTTATAACCATCAACTTCAATTTGGTTGAAGTTGAAGTCAACTTCATTGAGTTTAGCAACCATCTCAGTCCAGATGGCCTCTGGAATAGTTCCTGCGATGTTTTGACGTGCTTTGCCTTTAACTGGCTTGAGCCAAACTTTAGTGATCAGTTTTGAGTACTGGTCCATGTTGTTGCGTAGCAAGTCCAAGAACACTTCTGGAATAGTCAGGTCAGCGCCTTTGACAGAGCGCTTTTCTGTCATGAGGCTGCGTGTCTGTTCAAGGAATTCTTGAACCTTGTCATTTTTGACAAGAGTTTCCATGGCAGAGCGTGTCATGCCGCCAAAGTATTTGTTGCGAGTCATAAGATTGTCTTCTCCTTTTTGTTTGCTGCGTGCGCTTGGTGCTGGTTCAGGATCATTGGCTGGCTCTGCTTGAGGTTCATTGTCTTCAAGCTCTGCCAATTCAGTTTCAAGTTCTTCAATCTCTTCTTGGATTTCATCAACTTTTTCCTGATATTCTTCCTGTTCCTTTTCAAGTTCTTCAATTTCAGCTTCAACAGCTTGAATTTCTTCATCTGTGCTGGCTTCTTCGATAGCAGCTTCAAGTTCTTCATTTCGTTTCTTGAAGTCTTTACCCTTTTTGATTTCGGATAATTTTTCACGTAAGACGTTAATCTTACGACGTAGCATGAGTTGTTTTAGCATTTCTAAGTTTCTCCTTTAGTGCTTTCTTTCTGGATTCTAGCGAGCGCTCTTTGATTTCTTCAAATTCACGCTTGCGGGCTTGAACCCCTGTGTCCTCGTAGGCTGGGAAGGTCACGACTGACACTTCGTGTAAATCAACTTTGTTGATTGTCCACTTGGTAGTTCCGTCATCACGGTACTCAATGTCCTCGTCCAAAACGTTAAAACCAAATGAACATTGGTCAACATCTCCGCGTTGAACACGAGCATAGAGGTTCAGGGCGTCAATGTCATTTTCGTTGACAACAATACGTGCCCATAGCCCTTTTTCATCGACACGTAGGGTCAATGTCCCAGACTTAGTGCGAGCAAGTACAAGCTCCGTATTGTGGTTGATGAGAGCCCTGATGTCGTTTTCTAGCGTGTCATCAAAAGCGTTTCTAGCGATTTCTTCAAAGCAGCCTGGCCACAATTCTGTCACTGAGTCAAAGACTACGAAATAGCCTTCAATGACTTTCTCTTCTTGCTCAGTCGCTTCACGAACTTTCAAGTCAGACTTGAAAGACCGTGTAGTGAATGCTGTTTTAGTCACTTTCGTCTCCTTTCTCTAATTTCTTCTGATCGCCAATCCGGTCAACTGGAATGAAGTTCTCCAAAATAACAAGTTCGTCAAGTCCTTCTTTTGGTGGCAAGTTAATCCAGTTTCTGACTTCATTACCTTCCATCAGACCTCTGATGTAGAGGTTTGAACCAATGTCAGACAAGGCTTTCAAGTCGTAGGTCAATAGACTACGCCAATTGAACAGCCAATAATAAGATGGTGCATAGAGCAGTTGTCTTGTCATTTCTTGCTGTAAGGTGTCAGCTATTGACTTAATCTTAGTACTGATGAAATTGTCATACTCATCCTTGTTGAAGTTTCCGACTCCGACAAGAAAAGGCGGGACGCCAAGGACTTTGGCGAGGGTTGTCTTATCGATTTCTACCGTGTCCTTGATGGCAATGTCATTTAGACTAAGTGGTTTGATTTGTTCGACTTGAAAGGCTTCCGCTGGAATAATCCACGGCTTGCCAGCTGATGTGCTGGCCATGTACTTGTTAAAGACGTTGTCACGACCTTCTTCAGTAGCCAGTTCAGCAGTGTTGGCGTCAGTCTTGATAATGAGCGATGGCATATATTTGCCGCTCATAAACTCATTCTTCGTAGCAGATGCCTGTTTGAGATTTTTGAGAATGTCTCCAAGCACTATCCTGTAGCCATTCCCAAGCCAAGGTTTTTCAGGGTTTGGATTGATAGCAAAGTGCAGCACTTCATCAGGTCCAAATGATTGTTGGTAATTGTACTTGATATGGTAATCAAATTCATCGCCATCAAAAGATAATTTGGACGGTGGCAAAGGCTTCAAATCCTCAATCAATCCATCATTGTTGATGATTGGATAGACAACAGCGTTGCCGTCGCCTTCCAAGAGCAAGGTTCGGACAATGTTATAAATCCATTTCTTACGAGTCATCCACTTGTACGGGTTGATATCAATTTTCCTTGATAGCTCATTCTTTACCCTAATATCGCCATTCTCCTGATTCTCCATCAGATGAATTGGCATGGATGAAACCAGGTCAGCGATGTTATGCACTGCTATGTGGACCTCTGGGCAATCAGAGAGACGGGTATAGCCGTTAGTTGTCAAAGATGAGAAAAGGTCATCTGTGACAAACATCTGCATGGCTGGTGACGGCTCTGACCTGATTTTGTTTGCGTTTTTTCGTTTTCGCTTAGACATTAAGCACCTCCATTAAGCCAGCCACTAATAGCGCCAGCATTTTCACTATCTTCTAGCATTTGACACCCGGCAAATACCGAGGCATCAAACAAGTCAATCCTTAGATTCTTTTCAACTTTCTCATACTGAATCATGTCATCGACCTTCTCAATACCGCGAACGTTACCGACACAGTACTCATAAGCGTCCGAATGGCAGTAGTAAAGCTGACCATTAAGCGCCTTAGTTTCGATACGTCTGAAGCCTTCTGACTTCTTCCAGAAATATTGAGGAGCATCAACGATGCTGAACCTTGCCTTCTTCATGCCAGAGAAAAACTCACGACCAAACTTCTTATCAAAACCAACTTTTTTGATTTTGAAACCCTTGTCCCTCATCGTGACAAACCAGTTGATGATGTCGTCATAGGAAACTGTAGGTGTGTTTGACATGGTCAGCCAGCCATCTTGTTCCCAACCGAACAACGGAATGCCATCATCATTTGCTTTCTGGTGAGCGGCAGTGATTGGGAAGAATGCGTGAGTGATGACAATATCAACATCTCCATAATTCCCGTATAAAGCAGCAGCCGTTAAGTCATGTAGTTTCGACAAGTCAGCACCACCATACCATTTGATTGGCAGTTTGGCCAGCTCTTCCAGCGTCCAGTCATAGTTCAAATCTGAATTGATGAAGTCCTGAACATTGAAGTAGGCAGTCATTGAGTTGGTAAAGACGTTTAGCGTCTTGTTGAAGAACTCATTGCGAGTCTGTGGATCAGCAAGAGCAACCTCTGCATCATGCACTAACTCCTTGAGTTCAACCGTCACACCAAGCGACGGGTTAGCTTGCTTGATATAGATTGGGTTGGTAAAGTCAACAATCTTACCGTCCTTATCCGTGTCTGCGTCACAGATAAAGAGAAAGTAACTATCATCTTCAACAGTTCCATCAAGGACCTTATCACAATACTTCAAACGCTGAGCAAGGAAGCCGTTTGGTTTGTCACCAGCCGTGGTGATGGCCATAAGCAACTTATTACGGTATGCCCTCATGGCATTCTTCATCAAAGTGTATTTCTTGGATGATTTCATACCGTGAATTTCATCAAGAATGATGATGTTCCCGTTAAAAGAGTCAAGATTGTCTTCTTCAGCAGCAAGAGCGTTGATCGTGAAAGAACCTTTTGAGAATTCCTTTCGGATAACATGCTCATTGTTGTTGTCTTTGATTTTGATTGACTTGTCTTTCCAGTACTTGACTGTGTGAGTCATAAAATCAAAGCTTTCTCTAGTCTGTTTGAGAGAGTTAGCAAGGATGTAAGCATTAGATCCGCTCTGATTATCCAAAATGGAAGTGGCCAGAGCGATGGCAGAAGCAAAAGGCGTCTTACCATTCTTACGAGGCAACATAAAAAGCGCCTCAGTAAAGCGCCTTATCGTTGTTCCTTTGTTGAAAAAGCCAAAAAGATTGACAATACAGAATATTTGCCAAGGCTGAAGAATGAAAGGGACGTTTGTCAGAGGCATGCCATCCAAAGATTCACCCTTTCGATGGACAACTAAGCCTTCGATGAACTTGACTACAAAGTCAAACTGCTCATTTTTGAAATCAAAGCGGTCACTCTCAAGGTCTTTGAGAAATCTTTGGCATGCTTTCCTACGACGTTTGCCTGCGTCAATCTTCCCTGACACGACACCCTCAGAATAATCAACTGCAATTTTGAAATTTGGTGATTTGTTCTTGACTCTCAAATAATATTGGCAATCATTCCTTCAAGTCTGCCAGCATCTTTGGCTTTCGGTGGCTCAATTCCAACAGCTTTTGGATTGAGTCCAAGCCTATCAGAATATGTGATGATGTCTTTTCTGAGATTTTCCATCGTCTGGACAAGTGGGGTCTTACGTTCCACGATTGTTCCGCGACCTGTCTCATGCTCCTCAGTGATCTGAGAGCCATTAGCTAGAAATTCATCACGAGCGTTCTTGTAGTCGTAGAGCAAACCAGAATAAATTTCTATGATGTCATCATAGTGCTTCGAATATGTCCCCATGTCTTTCATGGATTTCACAATTCTTGTCTTGATGGTGCTCTGACCTCTTGGTCTTGCCAATTTTTCACCTCCTTTCAAAATTCGTGTTCAAAAATATGCTTAAAATTCTCACGGGGACTCAGAGGGGGAAATGCTTCCCCTTCCCGGTCCCCAAGCCGTTCAAATTTTTTTCGCGAGGGTGGGGGGTTCAAAATTTTTTTGAAAAATTTTTATAAAATTCATCAAAATCTTTTTTTCTTTTTCTTTGCCACCACAACCCTTGACCTATGACCTTATCGTTGACACGGTCATGAAAGGTGCCGTGTACCCTGTTAGCTAGGCTAATCACGTTCCAAGCAACGAATTCAAGTTCTGGATATTCAGAAACAGGGTAGATGTGATGGACCATCTCAGCTGGTACTCTCTTGCCATACCTTAAAGACTCTTGGCACAGATACTTGTCACGCTTCATCATGCGACCCCTGAACTTATCCCAACGACTAGTCTTTAGGGTTTTTCTGACTGGTTTGAAAGTCATACGCTATCTTTACCGATGAACTTTCTAGTGTCCGTTTGGGATGCTAACTTGGCATAGTATGTGACTGACTCAACGACCTTTGGTTTTCCTGAATATGGATAATGTTTTGGTTTCATGCCTGTCTCCTTCCTGGTAACAGAAAAAGGACAGCCGTTTCCGAATGTCCTCTTGTTTGTTAAAATGTCATGCTATCATATTAGCACCTTTTTCGTGAGAAAAACAGTACCCTTTTTTCTCAAATTTCAAAATCACCCAAAAATAATTCTTTTGTCAGCTAAAACTATACCAATTTACCCTCTGAATTATCTTCTTTGTATATTGTGTAACTTTCGCCATTTTCTCAAAAGCCTTGATAATTCTGGGATTGTATGTGGTTGTATTTCCGAATTTAACATAGCTTCATTATGTCAAATTGGCTAGTTGCCTAAACGAAAAGATGCCAAGGCTCTGTCCTGTTGGTCTTGGTTCAATCCGATATAACGCTTGGTAATTGCTGCGCTAGCATGATTGAACATCTCCATCAGCATAGCTATGTCCTTGTGCTTTTTATAGTAATGGTAGCCAAATGTCTTTCTAAGCGTGTGAGTACCTACGTTCTCAATGCCACAATCTTCAGCAGCTTGCTTGATAATGATATATGCAGCTTGTCTTGATAATGGTTTGTTTCGACCTTTGCGAGATTGGAAAAGATATTCCCCGACTTTCTTGCCTTTAATGTGCCTATCCATTTCTTTCTTGAGCAAAGCATTCATCTTGACCTTACGTCGTTTCTTTGTCTTCTTCTCGATCAGTAGGATGTAGTAGCCACGAATGTTTGAGACTTTGAGGTTAACGATGTCTGAGATGCGTAGTCCTGTGTTGATGCCTGTTAGAAATATCAGATAGTTTCTGTAGTTCCAATCTCTCAGATAATCACACATCATATCAATGTCTTCTGTTTCTCGTATCGGTTCAACGTAGTTCATTCATGCTTACACCTCCTTTTTTGCGCGAAAAAAAGGACAGTCGTTTCCGAATGTCCTCTTGTTTGTTAAAATGTCATGCTATCATATTAGCATCTTTTTCGTGAGAAAAATAGTACCCTTTTTTCTCAATTTTCAGATGTCGCCTTTGATTGTAGCATATTGCTCAAGAATGATTCTGCGTCTTCTGTAGATCGTTGCAATGCTTACAAATTTCTTGTCAGCAATCTCTTCCCATTTCAGAAAGGGATAGCTCCAGCGTAGTTCAAAGATTTCCTTGTCTTCTGCGACCAGTGCGCTAATCAATTTCTGGACCACAGACTTGTAGCCTTCAAGGTATTTGAGAGTTGGGTCGTCTAGTAGCTTGATAGCCATGACTTCGGTTGGCTTGCTGATTCCGCTATGTCCTCCGCTTGAGGTGCTCTCTGGGTCTCTTGTGGTCAACTCTTCTCGTCTTAGTCTGATTGTACGGTCTAAGTCGCTGAACTTGAAAAGTTCGTTGTCTAGCCGTTGAAGTTCCTTGTTGTCTAATCTTCTCACTAAAATCCTCCTGTTGTATCTGATCTGCAATTGCTTCAAGTACCTGTCTGATGTTTTCAAAGACTATTTCTAATGATTTGCTTGTTGCTCTGAACAGCTTTACTATTTCCTGAAAAGCTATCTGAATTGTTTGTGGGTCAAAGTCTTCAAGTGTTTGCTTGAACTGTTCTTGTTGATGTTCAAGCGCCTGCTTAGCTTTCTTCTTCTTGATTCTTTTGTTCATTTTTGAAAATTACCCTCCATCCGCTGACTACAATAGCCAATAATAGAACCATCAAGCTCGCTATGATAATCATAGCTCCTAAAATTTTGATAATTTCAAGTAACATCATTTCCCACCTCTACTAGTTTATATTTTAGATACATCCTCTCGCCATCCATTTTCTCTTATTCGCTCGCTTAGCCATAGCAGAGCGAGCCATCTCATCCCAGACATAATCTGCATTTTCAAGCATAAGATTCACGCATTTGTCTTTTAAGAATTCGATTGTACTCTGGTCTTCCGCTTTTTCTCGATAACAAGCATTTACCTCTTTTTTCAACTCAGCTATTTCTTCAGCATAACGATCTTCAACTGGTTGTACGTTTGGGCTGTCAAATGTGATATTGTCAATTTGACAGCCTAGAAATGATTGTAAAACCATTTCAACATCGTCAACCACAACACCAATATGGGCTCTATTGAGATTGTTGATGATTTCTTTCAAGCTAGGGTTGTTGATTGATACTGGCTGAGGAATGGTATAACCTAGCTGTCGGGCATAAGCAGAGGTGTTCCTTGCTATTCTATTATTTGCACAGATAATCTGATTGCCTGTCGCATGGCTTTCTAGAATAGCCATTGTTGTCTTTCCAAGGCTTCTTCCAAAACCTATTAGTTTAGCCATTTAACACCTCCATATCAAGATCACTATCAATGAACTTATAGGTTAATTCTGGTCTAACACCATTTCCTAATTTTTGATATATTAAATCAACCATTTCAGTCGTTATTATTTTTCCTACATATCGACCAAGACGCACAGTGTTATCGTATCTATATTGAAAATTCCTTAGCTCTTGCTTATATGGTCTTTCTTTTGAAATCGTTCGAGTACACCACATAAACAGCTTTGCAATAATATCACGTCTTGAGCCAACTCCTTCAAGGCTAAAATAAGTGTTTGTTTTTGGAATTAGAATCACTTCTAAATTTTGATTGATATATGATTCAGGAAATAACCTTAGGAGTTTTTTCAGTTCATTCAATACTTCTTCATTCATTTTTATTTTTCTCCTTAAAATGGCAAATCGTCATCTGAGATGTCCATAGGTTGCCCATTCCCAAAGTTTGGCGGCATCTGACTATCCATGCTTGAATGATTAGCAGAGTTATCCCGTTTTTCCAACACTTGAAAAGTCTCTGCGACAACCTCCGTCACATAGACACGTTGACCCTGTTGATTTTCATAACTACGTGTCTGAATGCGACCTGTAGCCCCAATCAACATACCTTTTCGTGTCCAGCTAGCTAGATTCTCAGCCGATTTTTGCCACATCACACAGTTGATAAAATCAGCTTCTCGCTCGCCATCTTGATTTTTAAAATTACGATTGACGGCAAGATTGAATGTGGCAACTGCCACATTGGATGTTGTATAACGTAGCTCAACATCTCGTGTCAAACGACCAATTAAAACAACATTGTTAATCATCTTTTGCCTCCACCAATTCAGGATTTTCATATATGTTGCCGATAACTTCAAACGTGCTCATAACAGCATTCGGATACCCACCGCCAAGATACAGATTGAAGCCTCTGTAAATTCTTACGCTTCCAAAATCCTCTTCAATTTCCTGTGTCCCGAATGTAACCACTTGCCGTTTCCAGCCATTTGTCACCACATCCCCCTCAAAAATCTCCACGCCGTTTTTGTCAAAGAGGCCTGTTGATTGCATGAGAATGACTTCGTCTTGATTGACACTCATTTCCGTCACACGTTCTGTATCGCCCAGTTTATATACGTCAAGACCCTTTTCGTCAAAAAGAATCGCCGACACATTACACATCCATTGCAAAGATGGCATCCAAGCTCTAAATTTCGGTATCATTGTTAAACTCCTCTTCTTTTGGCAATTCGGGAAGCTGCATCCAGTACAGTCCTTCAGCGTCATTATCTTCAAGTCCTACGGCATCCCCATCGAACTCTGTCCAAGCCTCTAACCAGATTGTTATACCATCGCTAACTAAAACAGTTTCGCCAACATCTGGTACAGGGTCTTCCCAAATAAATGTCACATTTTCAGTAAAGAACTCTCGTTCTTCTTGTGTCAACTCTCTTGTTGAAAATTTATTCCACTTCATTATCTTTCTCCATTTCTTCAATCAGCCAATCAAGATTCTTTCTAGCTTTCTTCAAATCTTCTAGCCCGTTTTTGCCCTGAAATCGTAACAGGTACTTCATTGAGTTGCCCCAATAAAAGGCAGATACTCCTTTAAGTTTTCCAATGAAATTTCTGACAACATCGATAGCTTCCATGCCATTCTTACCTTGGTAATGGCTAGGCTTGTTGATGACATCCTGCTCAATCGTTGTGTGAAATGCTTGATCAGGAAGTGTTCTGCAAGCCCCAAGCCTGCTTTTTTTCAAATCTAAATCAGCAATTTGTTCACTATAACATTTCATTTTAGTTTCCACGCCCTTTCAAATAATTTGGAATCTCATCACCAACTGAAATGCCATTGTATTGCTCTTCCGTCACCAAAAATTTTCCATAAGCGCCAGCGGTCACAGTATAGTGACCTTGTATGACTTTCTTTTCTGTAATCTTACCAATCATTGCAGCGCCAGCATTATCTACCCGATAGATGATGACCTGATTTTCTTTCAATCGTTTATTTTCAATTATTAAATTACGATTCCAAAAAGCTAATGTGCCACCTATGATAAGATATATCAAAGTTGTAATGCACCAGCTAACCATGTACTGTTTTTTACTAATCATCACAAATCTGCCTCCTTCACAAATACCCCATCAATCATTTTGCCCTTTCGGTCCTTGATTTCATTGTATGCAAGCTGCAAGCAACTATCTGCTGTGGTCAGATTGTGGATTGCGACAGCATGGATGGATGAATGCAATGATAGCAATTCAGGCCGAATAAACGGCAACTGTGTTTCGCTATGAAAGATATGCTTGTGAAGCTTCTGAGCCAATTCTCCCAAACTAGAAACTAAGAGTAAAAGCTCCATTTCCTGCGGACTAGCTTCAATCTCAGCACCATTCTTAATCTGTTGCTCAAGTCCAATCAGCACCACTTGCATGTCTCCCAGAGCATCTTTGATAAGAGCAGGCTTGTCTTTTGCAATGCCTTCAAATAGCTCACCAGTTTCTTCCATCAGTTTTTCAAATTGCTTGACTGGATTTGCCTCATGTAGGTTTCGGTCGATAAACCATTTTTCAACTTTTTCTTCAAGCGTTTTTGTCATTTTGTTTTTCCTCCATTTTCTTTTTAACTTTAGAAGACCTCACTCTTAACTCAATCCGCGTTAGTGGGAAAAGAAGTATTAAAGCTGTTAATGCCAGCAGAAATAATAACCCCTCGCAGATGATTTTGATTAAACCGAGTGTTTTTTCAATCGGTTTAAATACATATGAGTGATAACCACACCAGTCGAAGTACTTCAACCATCCTTCTTTCCCTTGCGGAAATATCTGTCGTAATAATTTAATCATCTACTTCTCCATTCTCTTTAATAGCTCCTGCTTCTGTCTTTCAAGCTCTGCTTGCCTCTCAGGACTGGTTGCATTTTTATAGTCAGGATTGCTCCATTCAGGATTGTTGCCACCCGTTTTTTGGTTGGCGCTCATAGCTTTATTATTCTTTCGTGCTTGAAAATCCCGTTGAGCCTGAAAGGCTTGCTCAGGAGTTTTGATTCCCTGGTTAATCCAGTTATCTAAAATCCTAGCTATGTAATTAAATTTGCGAACATTATTCGCAACTGCAATTTTAACAGCTTCCAGAAATAGCTCAGTAGAGATCTTTTGATTAAGCAGATAATCATTAATCATGTCAAATTCAAATTTGACAAGACCACGACCAAGATTCATTTCGACTTCTTGTACAAAGTTTTGCTTATCTTTATTTATATATTTATCTATATCTTTCTTTATATCTTTATCTTTCTCTGTATCTATCTCTATATATCCGTTGCGTTTTGTTGCATCAGTGTTGCATTGCAACGCTTTTACCTCGCGATGCTTGCGACTTCGCCTAGTACTAGCCGTTTCACTACCAACCATTTCTGGCACTTGCTCCAAAAAATACTCTCTATCAGAGTTTCTGGTCAGTAGCCCCTTACTTTCCAAAAAAATCAAAGTGATTTTGATATCTTCAACTGCCTCATCAATGACCAGAGCTATTTCCTCAGCCAGATTATCAGCAACACCATCAAAGAAAATCCGACCGCCATCCTCAAGACTCATCAACATCATTTTTAGATAAATGATTGTGTGAGTATCGCCACCAGCAATCTTGCGAAGCAACTTCATCTCTTTCGATTTGAAGAAATCTTGTGCAAGCTGAATCCAATAATACCGCTTGTTTACATTTGCCAATATTTCTACCTCCTACGCCGCTTTTACTTGTTTAGTTACTCGTAACCACTTCTTAGCTACATCCCAAACTTCATCTGGCACATCATGGTTATATTTCGCTCTAAATTGGACGATTTCGCCCGATTTTACCTCTAAAGTGTAAAGAGGTATATTTGGACTGCTAGAAAGTCTTACAAAGACGATCATGGTCTGCCCTTTTAAATGACGCTCAGTATATGAACTGACACAGTGATGAAGTTTTTTGCCTTCGTAAATCAACTCAGCTACACGGCTGGGAACGTGGAAGCTGTACCCCTCAACTACTCGGTCAAGCTCCGCTCTACGCTTAAATTCGGCTTCAAGCCGCTTCTCGCATTCTCTTTTCTCGCGCTGTTTTTCCTCATCGGCCAATCTGCGCTGCTCTGCTAGAAATTGATTGTATAGCTCGCAGGTGTGTTGATGCATACGAAAGAAATCTTTCGGAACAAGCATAGCATCACCTTCTGGCTCAATTCCCATCTTTTCAAGCATGGTGAGGTAGTCCAGGTACTCTATGAAGTCAACTCTATTCCTGATGACCCAATTCTGAAACTTGTTGATTCCGATTCCTCTTGGTATTTTCTTGATGTCCTGAAAAGTCAGGTACTCTTCGATACCAGGGACAAGTTGGCCATTCCGCTCTTTGATGCGACGGGCCAACTCAAACTCATTAAAGCTGCGATCAGAGTTTTTGAAAAACTGCTTATTATTTTTCAGCCATCGACGGTTAAGAGTACGCATATCCACAGACTTGATATATCCTCGAGTACTTGACCAGTTGTGGTTGGGCCACATAATTTCATTGGCCAAATTATAGGCCTTGATTTTCTGGGCAAACTCAATCTCAAACTTGTATTTATACATCCGTTCAATTTCCCAATAATTTAGATAATCAAATTGGATATATTTAAGCTCCGAGACCTCTTTTAATCGACTATTCCAATTATTAGGGTAGAATTTGTTACCTGTATACGGTCCCCCTCCTACAGAATTATGAATTAAAAACGGAAGATACCGATTAGTGTAGTCTCGGCCTATTTTGATATGCCTGTCATTTTCAAAACGTTCAAGATTAGCTAGTGCATGTTTTACTGTCTGGTGACCGTTATCTATTCTTGAAATAAACTCATAAGACTGTATCTCAATTCGCTTTGCTGTGCAGAGGACGATAGAAAAGAAATAAGTTTTGTCATAAAAAGTCAATCTTGATGACTTTGTCAGCCGTTTTTCGACACAATACCCAAGAGGTCGGTCAGATGAGACAATCGTTTGATTCTTATTTGTCCATTTGTAGGTCCTGATTTGTGAATAACACCAATCCCAGAATGCTTTAGGAGGTTTCAGACGATGCTCAGCTTCTCGCTTACATTGTTCATGTTTCATTCATCCAGAAAGTCGAAAATACTCATTTGAGTTTCGACTACTCCTTTCTCTTTTTTAACTTTCTTCTTAGCCGGTTCAGGATCTGCAGCTTTGACTACATTCAGTTTGTCATTGACTTTTTTCACACTTTCGACTGGCACTTGTTTGATATTCTCCAGCTTACTGTTGGATAAGAAATACTCACGAACCCATCCAAATACCGTGACATCATCAATGCAGGCTACCCCGTTCTTTGCAAATTCCCGAGCTTTTCCTTTCGCATAATCAAGCGAACATTTGATAGTGTAGCCATCTTTTAAAATTCCCTGGAACAACTCGTCGTCATCTTGTTCACAAATCCAATTATGGATGCAATCTTCAGACGGGCTGTGTTCCTGATTCATTTCTTTTAGCATTTTGTCTAATGCTTGTTGTTTTATATCACTACTCATGATCAGTCTTTTCCTCCTTTTTCAAATACTCATAAGCTCTGCTGTAAGCGTCTAAGTATAGACGGAAAACTGCATTGACATGTTGTCCAGCGGTACTTAATTTTTGGTAAATCTCATGTTCATCGATTTCTTCAAATCTTTTGATAAATTCATCAGTAATGATGCGAAAACCAACTTCTTCGTCGAAGTACTGAAAAAGATTTTCTAAAATAAGTTGGTCATCGAAATCTAATTCATCTTCAGCATCGGTCTCAAAGTAGGTATTGAGAATCATTTTCTTAGTTTCTTCCGTGTTATAAAAATGAACAGGTCTACTCGAAGAAGTGATTTTTTCCAAGAAATACCCTAAATCTCCTGTAAAATGACTGTAGAAAGTCTCCCAGTCTCCCATGTTATAAAAATTTCGAGCCGTTACTTCTCCAAAATCTCCAGTAATTGCGAGAGTAGAATTTTTCTTGTCAAAAATAAAGCGTAAATTATATTCATAACCTTTTTCAGGATCATAGTAATCAATGATTGTAACTGTATCCAATTCAATCTTCTTCGCAATGTGGTTGCTATAATAGTGATCAAATTCTGACATTATTACTCCCTTTCTACCTCAATCAACAAAGACTTCTTTACGTGTCTTTGGGTTTATATCCACTCTACGTCCTGTCTTATAGTCGATAAATCCAGCCTGAGCCGCAGGATGCGTAATTACTGTCTCAGCTGATTTTTTAGCTCTGAGAGCTTTCTTGAGCTTAAAATTCATAATGAGTGATTCAATCAATACTACTGATACGACTGTTCCAATTGCAATAATTTGTAAATTGTTCATGTTATAATTCCTTTTGTTCTTTTTTAAATAGCTGTTCTTTGCCAATTCTCGTGATACCATTCAATAACTGCATCACGAGGAAATTTGTCACGCTTCCCTTCAATTCGTGGGAAGTCTTTGTGTCGATAGAAACGTTCATCAAAAGTTCCTGTATCTTTTGTACCCAAGAGCATTTCAGCACATTGAGACTTGTTTAGCTCCATTGGAAACCGTCTCTTTTCATCTGTCACAACGTGCATGACCTTTAATGCTCTATCCATCAAACCAGCCTCAAACTGGTCAAGCATTTGAATCATTAGATCATTCATGATATAATCCTCTTGTAATTATATTTTGTGAGCCTGATTGCCGTCAGGCTTTTTTTCTTGTGCCCAGTAATCTTCCAAATTTACGGACATTACAGCGGCGAGATTTTTCTGTTCTGTCAAAATTTGTCTCTGATAAGGTGCCAATCCTGCTTTGCGCTCTTCCTCGTTTTTAGGAAGATAATAGCCATTTGGCTTAGTTTTCTTGGCAACTATCGGATGGTAAAAATTCACTCGCAAGCTCTCAATCACTTCTTCTAGCTTTCGTTTTGAAAGACCTGTGCTTATTCTCAATTCGCTTGCTTGAATTGGAAGGTCAAAAGTTGCACTGTTTTTAATAGTATTAAGAACAGTGATTTCAACTGGCAACATTTCTCTAGTTACAGTCATTCATCTAAATTCCTTTCTGTGATATAATTAAATTAAATAATTAAGGGGATAATAGTATGATCAAATTGCTAGAAATATTTAACACTCTTACAGCTCCGATTGGATTATTTTTGACTATCTATACTTTCAGAGTAGCTTTTATAACTCGTGGAAAATTAGAAGAGGCGCAAGAAGTTAGCCTGTTTCATCAAGAAAATGACTACTATCTCGGTCAGATGGAAGCTATCAAAGCTCTCATTGATAACATTGACGACAGACAATCAGCTATCCCTGAAAAAATTTTTGTTCAACTGTATAAATTAATGTCAAAATTTGAAAGTAACTTTCCATATTTGACAAAACATAACAAGTTGATTGCCGAACCACTTAATAAATATAAAGAGATAAAAAATGAAAGAGAAGTCAAATACGCAGACTTTGTAGATATTTTTAATGATCTAGAAAGCATGTTTTCAAACCGAAAGGACTTAAAGTAATGGAAAATCTAATTGATGAACTTTGCACACTAACTATTAATCACAATCTTAAATGGGACACTATAGATCACCTAATAATTGACGGACAGCCATACTACCAGAAATTCCAACACATCCTTGCTGATAAATCTTTTTTTACATCCTACAAAGGTCAGACCATCATCGTACTTTATGGTGAAGTACGTGATTTTCTACGCCAACGAACAGTTTCAAATTTTTTCTTTCAAATATATGTAAATGGTCAAATTAAGCGACTAGAGTTCCCAGAAGTTGAAATTGTCAAACTCCACACACTCATCTCACTATCGCTTTAAATCATCCCAATAAAACCTGATTACTCTGTTTAATAATTTATGTTCACGTAAATTTCGACGGATGATAACCAAATTTGTCACGATTACAACGATGTTGAAAATAAAAATGATAATAGCCATCACTCTTCCTCCAAATCTACCCAGCTTGCTTCAATATGTAGCACATCACAAACTCGGTTTTTGAGTTTGTCGCTGCCCTTTCCATACTTTAATAGCTCTGAAATAGTTGGTCTTTTGACACCACAAGCTCGCGCTAAATGAGTTTGCGTCATATTTTCTTCATTCAGCTTGTCTTTGACAATCTGAATCCATTTTTTATGCTGTTGACTCATAATTTTCCTTTCTTGATTTTGATATAATTGACTTATCATCACGGAAAGGAGGATAAGCCATGAATAAATTAGACAATAGCAAACTAACGAACGATGCAAAGTTTTTGATTTCTTCTATGTACGCTGAATACATTAAGAGAAGAAGGGAACAAATTCGTAAATCTCAAGCCAGAAACTTCCACAGTATTGATTTTCTTAAAACTAACATCATGCCTGAATGGTCAAAAGAAGATATACTAGATACCTGTTTTGAACTAAGAAAATATGGTTATATTGAAGGAACTCTAGCAGATAATAGTTTTTACACGCTCTACATCACGACAGAAGCAATTTCTGAACTTGAAACTGATTTCAAAGATACGATTGACACCGTTCTTGATTATGCTGCCAAGATTAAAAACGCTATTCCTTTTCTTTGATTCCAAAGGGATTAGCCTTTAATTCATGCAAGGTTATTTCAATATGGTCTAAATGTTGTTTCAGTTCTTCCCTTGCTACCCTCGATGCCTTGAATTCAGTTGCAATGATTTCAAGGCTTTTTGCTATCCGTTCAAAGATAGATTTCATTATTCTTCCTCCTTTTTAAAAAATTAACTAAAAAGTTAGCTAACTTATTGACAAGCTTAGTCAAATGTTTTAAAATTAGAACATAGAGAAAAGACTTACTAAAATGTAAGGTTGACCTATAAAAACGACGCCAATCAGTTTCATTAGGCTTTATTTTTTAGTTGTCTTGTTCGCTAACTCTTTAGCTTACGAATATAATTTTAAAACATTTGACTAAAATTGTCAACGGTTTTATACAAATATTTTAAAATATTTTTTCGTTATGCTTAGAAAGGTTGATAATTCAATGTTTGTAGCATTCGACAAAATAAAAGAATTAGCTGATAAACAAGGGATTTCTATAAATGTTTTAGAAGAAAAGCTAGGATATGGAACAAATACTCTTTATCGCTTAAAAAGAAGTAATCCTAGTTCTAAAGTATTGAGAGAAATTGCTGATTATTTCGGTGTATCTACCGATTATCTTTTAGGTAGGACGGATAATCCAGCTATCGCTGGTGAACCAGAAAAATTTTACTTTGAAGGTCAAGAAGTTGATGTTGAACAATTAGCCAGCACAGCCATGCGATTCAACGGCAAACCGTTGACCGATCAAGATAAAAAATCCATACAAAGTATTATAGAGGCCTTCCTACGAAGTCAAGAGGGCGGCAATGGTTAAACAAAAAATTCATTTATTTATTGACGATTCTGGAAGATTAGAGAAAAACTCTAACTACTTTGTCTATGCAGGTCACTGTTTTATTGGAGACTCTCCAAAAAATAAAGCTAAAGGACGGTACAAAAAACTAGTGCACCAGATAGCTGAAGCTAATAACTTCGAGTTTGAATTAAAAGCTTCCAATCTCGAAAACATGAACCACCGCTCTTCTCTCTATCGTATCTTGCAAAATGAAATCAGCTTTGATGTCAGTATGAAAGTTTCAAATCTAAAAGAATATATACTCGCTGATAAAAAATCTAGACAACGATTTAAAGACTATGCGATTAGACGAGTTGTAAAAAAGCTATTTCAACATCTAATAACTCAAAACCTAATTGATCCAAATCAAGATATTGAACTACATATCAATATTGATCAACAAGGCTTTGCGACAAATGGACTTTATGGACTAGGGGATGGAGTATTTGAAGAGTTGCATGAGGGGATTTATAATTTCAATTATGAAAAATTCTATTCCCCTATCCTAAACGCTGACTTTTCTGTCTATACTCGCTCTTGTATATCAGAAAATGACTATCTCATACAAGCAGCCGATATTCTCGCAAATAGAGTATGGAACTCATATGTCCATAATAGGTTACCATTACGAACAATACCAAACCATATTCACTTATGGTTACCTTAGAGATAAAAAAGTTAGCTAACTAGTTGACAAAAGACCTTCAAGTGTTGTACAATTTAAGTACAGGTTAAAAACACTGTTAAATCAAGCAGATAAGAGATTTATTAATTAAGCGTATGTGAAGTACGTCTCCCTGCTTGGAAAAGGTCTTGTTATCATAACAAGACCTTTTTTAATTATATGCAATCAATAAAAGGATGATATTTATGACAGAAAAAGAACTTTTTCAAGAGTTCGGTATTAGAATTTCTGTTTTTGATAACGAAGTATACAATATGTATAGTAACGAAGCATTCTATATCTCTCACTTAAAAACCATGTTTATTAGTTCGAAAATTCCACACGAAGACAGAATAAAAGTTATTCTGCATGAGTTGGGTCATAAAAATCATCTTCCACATCTCTATACTGTTTTCAGGGAAAAATACGAAACACAGGCCAATCGTCATATGATTCACTACCTTGTAAAAGCTGAACTAGAGGAGTGTGAAGATAAAGAACATTTCAACTATCTTGACTTTATGAAAAAATATAAATTAAAAACTGTTGCCGACGAAACAATGATCAAAGAAGAATTTAATAATTTAGCAAATATAATTTAAGGAGATAAAATATGGCATTATTTGGAAACAACGCAAAAAAACAAGCAAAACTTGATGCAGAAAAAGAAAAATATTATATGGCTTCTCGTGAATTTTACGAAGAAGCTGATATGCTCAATATTTGGGAAAAATACCCTGAACATGTCGCACAAGCTGGAAATATCATGAAAAACAAGCTGTACTCTTCATTGACTGCAAACAGTGCCAACCTTTATGAAATGGTTCAAATCCAACAAAATTGGATTAAAATTAAACAAAATGAAGAAATAATTGAATTACTAAAAAATCTTAATAAATAAAAAAAAGCCCTACGCTCAAATTTTGGTCGAAGAGAGCGTAAGGCAAATCATGTATAGTAAAAGCCTGCTTTGCAGTAGGTCTCTTTACTATACCCATTTTAACAGAAAATGAGGTAAAAAACAAATGGCATATTATCGAAAAAGGGATAACAACTGGGAATATCGCATATCTTACAAAGATGAAAAAGGGAAGTTCCGCCAAAAATCTAAAGGAGGGTTCAAGACTAAAAAACTTGCTCAGGCAGCAGCAATGGAAGTCGAAAAGAAATTGACCCAAAATATTCTGACTGATGGTGAGGTGACTCTGTATGACTTTGTAAAGACTTGGTCTGAGGTCTATAAGCGTCCTTATGTGAAAGATAAGACCTGGGAAACTTACTCAAAAAACTTTAAGCACATCAAGAACTATTTCCGAGAATTGAAGGTCAAAGATATCACACCACTTTACTATCAGAAAAAGTTGAATGAGTTTGGTGAGAAATATGCTCAAGAAACTCTTGAAAAATTCCACTATCAAATAAAGGGGGCTATGAAAGTTGCGGTAAGGGAGCAAGTTATCACCTTTAATTTTGCAGAAGGTGCCAAAGTAAAATCTCAGATTGAGCCTAAAAATGAAGAAAATGACTTTTTGGAGGAATGGGAATATAAGGCTCTCTTAGCCCTCACAAGAGATAATATCCAATATATATCCTATTTCACCCTCTACCTTCTTGCTGTCACAGGATTGCGTTTTTCTGAAGCTATGGGCCTAACCTGGAGCGACATAGATTTCAAAAATGGTATCTTGGACATTAACAAGAGTTTTGACTACTCAAATACTCAAGATTTTGCAGATTTGAAGAATGAATCATCAAAAAGAAAAGTCCCAATTGATGCAAATACAATAGAACTTCTTCGTGAATATAAGAAAAATCATTGGCAAGCTAATATCAAGAATAGAGTTTGCTTCGGTGTGTCTAATTCAGCTTGTAATAAATTGATTAAGAAAATCGTGGGTAGAAAAGTTAGAAATCATTCTTTACGGCACACATATGCTTCATTTTTGATTTTGAATGGGGTTGATATAGTTACCATTTCAAAATTATTAGGGCATGAAAGTCCAGACATCACATTGAAAATTTATACACACCAGATGGAAGCTCTGGCAGAAAGAAATTACGAGAAAATCAAAAATATTTTCTTAGTTGCATAA